CAGCTACAACTTATACAAGTATGACTTCAAGAAATTTCTATGATGCAATCTTTAAGATGGCAGCTGTAAGACGTAGAGGTGCTAAATTCTACCTACCTAAAGAGTTGATGCCTTATATTCAATCTCTATCTACCGGTACTGGTGGTGTTCCGCTAATGAGTTATCTTGGTGGAGCTCAAGCAGCAACAATCGGTGGTTATCCATTTAGTGAAGTAGAAGCTATTGTAGGTACTGATGCAACATCTACTGATTTCGTATCATTTGGTAGTCTACAGAATTATGCCCTTGGTGTAAGACTGATGGCCAACAGCATTGAGCTTAACCCATATGCTGGTACCGAGTTCAAGCAGTTTGAGGTACTTTTCAGAATGTATGCTCGTCTCGCTGGCGCACCGATCTTTAATGATGTTTTCGTAACAATGAATACAGCATAAGAGGTGATTTATGATTGGTAATAAAGATGAGGAAGTAATCCCTGCAAAGGATCGCAGGGTTTACAAACCAAAGAAGCGTAAAGACCGTCCAAAAGTAATTACCAAGGAGAAATAACAAATGGATGCAACTGCAATTATAACTCTATCTGATGTTTATGAGTATTTGAGTGTGAGTGGTTCAGATGATGGACCATTAATTCAAAAGCTAATAGACAGAAAGACTGTAGAGTTTGAAAATTGGTGTGGATTGGATTCATTTTATGTTTATGATTACACAGAATACTATGATGGGGATGGGTCTCCTTACCTATTCGTTAAGAATTTCCCCATCAATTCAATTTCTTTAGTTGCAGACGATTCTGATTGGTCATGGGGTTCTGATACAACTGCAGACCTATCTGACTTCAGAATCGTCGAAAAAAATCATATAGTTTACAACAGTTACTTCAATGAAGGATTACAGAATATAAAAATCACGTACAATGCTGGATATTCTGTAATCCCATTTGATATTCAAGAAGTTATGTGTGAAGAAGTTACTAGAATATACAATCGTCGTAAAGAAGTTGATATATTCATTAAAACAATTACTGATGGTTCGCAACATAGATACAATAAAGCTCTATTACCAACTACAATGCTTATTCTTTCTAAATACAGAAGAGTGCGTGCATTCTAATGGCAGCTGCAAAACCTAAAACATTTATTAGGTTTATACCAGATGCCAACGATCAATTAAGACTTAACAATGCACACTATCGTATTGAGGAAGGAATTAAGAAAGGTATTTTTATTGGTATGGAACTTATTTTAAAAAGTGCTAAAAGGTTTGATGGAGCAAATCAGTTAAAGATTAGAACAGGTTCATTAAGAGATTCATTAGAAATAAGTGTTAAGAAAGAAGGTGGAAATTGGGTTGGTTTCTTAGGTTCAGATTCACCTTATGCTGCAATCCATGAGTATGGTGGAGTTATTCAGGCAAGGTTTGCTGAATGGTTAGTTTTCAGTACTGATAGTGGTGTAAAGAAGGTATCACAAGTAACTATTCCTCCAAGACCTTTTTTGAGACCAGCGATAGAAAGAAATAAAGATTCTGTTGCAAACCTCTTAAAAGAAAGTATTTATTCATATTGGAAGGGTAGAATATTAGGAGTATTTCATTAATGCCAACAAGACAAAACATTATAGATACATTGATGAGTGATCTAACTACTAATTTTACAGTAGCTAATGGTTATTCAAAAGTATATGAAATACGGTTTGGCGTTTTTGATCCTTCTGAGCTACCTTCACTACCTTCTATTGGATTGTGGATGATAAAAGACCCAGTTATTGATGACTTAATGGATGATGATATAATTAGGAAACCAGAGTTTGTAGTTTATGGTTATGTTACATCAGATATGATTGATCAGTATACTTCATTCTATACTTTAATATCAGATCTAGAAAGATTTTTATATTCACCAGATCATAGCAGTCTTTATAAGAATACTATGTTAGGTGATATAGAAATAACTTACGGTGGTGTTACAGATCACATCGGTTTGTTCACTATAAATTTTTCAATACTATACTCTCAATCAGGTCTTGGGAGTTAAACAGGAGTAAATAAAATGGCAGAAATTTTAGGAAGACTTAGCAGAATTAAACTTGGTACATCAGATATTGCCAAAATGCGCACGCTTTCTGTCACAATCGGAAATGAAACAATTGACATAACTTCCTTTGGTGATGAGTGGGCAAAGTTCGCAAGAGGCATGCAAAACTGGACTGCTTCAATTAGTGGTATGATGGATCTAGACGACGTTCAAGCTTTAGCGTTTATGACAGCTGCTGAACAAGGCACTGAACTGACAACTCTAAGGTTTTATATGGATTCAACTAATTATTACTACATTGATACAGTTGAAGATCCAGATGCATCTTGTATCATTGATTCAATGACTATAACATCTGACAACAACAGCGTTGTTGAGTTTGATGCAACTATTACAGGAAATGGCCCGATAGCTCGTTCATCAGCCTAATCTGAAATAGGAGGTCAGGGAAAAATGACTATAAGAGAACTAATCAATGGTATACTTAAAACAACTACATATGAACTTCTCATATGGTCTGAGTGGTATTTCAGACCAAGTAGAGTTCCATGTAAGGAATGCGTTGAAGAAAGAGGAGTGAAGGGGAAGTTACCAGACTGTATAAAGTGTGGACTTCCCCAAGCTCGATTAATCCAAAAGACCTTTGGAAAAAAAGGAGAAAAAAATGTTTAGTATAAATACAAAATTAGAAACTGGAAAATGGTTCGAGTATCCTGAATTAGGTATAAAACTTAAAGTCCGTCCCCGTTCCATGTATTCACTCAGCATCAGACCAGGAGAAGACTATTCTCCAACAACAAAAGATATATTTGACTTATTCAACTATTCTCTTATTGATTGGGAAGGTGTTGGCGATGAAGATGGAAAGAAACTCGCCTGCAACACAGATACCAAATACGCTATGATAAATCAAAACGATGAGGTTGGTGCGTTTGTAATTAACAAGGCATCTGAACTGAGAGATGGTGATGTTACGGAGCTCGAAGCAAAAAACTTGAAGAAATCGCCCGTTGGAGAAACGCCAAAGAGCGAGACACCCCCTGCTCAGACTGTATAGAATGGTGTGAGTTTAAGAAAAAGAAACCAGACTGCAAGAATTGTGCACCAAATGGATATCAATTCCCATTGCCCTCGAATATCGAAGCCCTAAGTTTTATAGACAAATATGTTCAATACTTTTCTACTGGTATGGGTGGATTAGATTTAAATGCAATTGCAAAGGCATTAGAATTAGAAGATAAATTTTATCTCCTTGATAGAGTTTCAATTTATATGAGATCATCACTGATTGAAAGATCAAGGAAAAGAGATCCAGTTAAGCAATTCAAAAACAAGCGAGGCAAGAAATAAATGGCAACAGCAGAGGTATTAAGATATAAAGTAGTTGTAGATGCTTCAGACGCCTCAATGAGAATGAACAAGTTCGCCAATACAACTAAAGGCGCAACATCTTCAGCATCTGCTGGGTTTGCGTCATTAACAGCTGCAGTCAACCCATATGTTCTTGCAGTCGCAGCAGCTACTGCCGCAGCATATGGTCTTGCTAAAGGTATAAAATTTTCTGTTGATAAGACAATAGATTTTGAAGCAGCAATGGCTAATGTTGCTTCTCTGGTTGATACAAGTAAAGTAGATATAAAAGGATTGGGTTCTGAACTTAAGGCACTTGGTCCAGAATACGGTACAGCAACTGAAAACGCTCTTGCTCTTTATGATGCTGTATCTGCTAGAGGAAACTTAGCATTAAAAGGCGGAGGAGCTGTTGAGTTTATTAGACAATCTGCTATAGCTGCTAAAGCTGGTCTTGTAGACACAAAAACTGCTGTTGATGCTGGTACATCTCTTATTAATGCTTATGGTTTAGAAAGTAAAAAAGTTACAGATGTATTTGATCAAATGTTTGTTGCTGTAAAAGCAGGTAAAACCACATTTGGAGAATTAGCACAATCTATTGGTAAAGTTGCTCCAATAGCAAAGTCTGCCGGAGTAAATTCAGATGAATTATTGGGATCTATTTCAGCTCTAACTAAACAAGGTATTAAAACTAAAGAAGCCATTACTGCTTTGAAAGCTGCATTTAGTAATATTATTAAACCACAAAACAAAGCAGCTGATATGGCAGATGAATTAGGATTACAATTTGATTCTACTGCATTGAAAAGTAAGGGTCTTCTTGGGTTTATGAAAGAGCTCCAAAAAACACTACAAAAGAAAAATGCTCTTGGCGCAGATGGTATGGTCAAATCAGCAGATAAGATGTCAAAAGCTGTTGAATTAGATATTGATAAATTCGCAAAACTATTTGGTAGTGTTGAAGCTCTTAATGCAATGCTTGCCCTTGCCTCTCAAACAGGTGGAGAAGACTTCACTCAAATAATGGAAGATATGAAAAAATCTTCTGGTGAAACAGAAACAGCATTCAAAAAACAAACATCTACTATGAAGGGATCAATAGATAAATGGGATGCAGCACTAGAAAAATTAGGTATAACAGTTGGTGAAAAACTAATTCCAGTATTACAACCTATGCTTGAATGGGCAATAAAAGTGGTTGAAAAAATGGGTCCTGTAATTGACTCTTTTGCTAAATTTGTAAAGTGGATAATAGATGGAATTAAATGGTTAGAGAGTTTTTCACTTTCTATTGGTCCACTAAAAGTTAGTCTTGCAGATTTCATTGTCCCATGGCACGGAGTAATTACTGTAATTAAAAATACCTGGGAAGCATTAAAACTTCTTATTGAATGGTTAGGAAATGCTGGGAAAGCTGTTGCTAATTCTTCAATTGGGAAAGGATTGAAAAAAGTATTTGATACAATAGTAGCTCCTTTTGAATTTGTTGCCAACAAAATTAAAGATCTTATAGATTATATAGTAAGATTAATAAATAAAATTCCTGGAATTAAGATTAAATTAGGAGAAGATATACCAACAATAGATTTAGCTGCTGAACAAGCAAAAGAACAAGCTAAACAGATTGCGGACCTGGCCAAGCTATGGGGAGAGGTTGGTATTGATATTGAAAGTGCAATTAAGCAAATTGAAAATAGTTTTAAACTAATGGATGAACCAATAAAGGTTCCTGAATTTGTTAAAACTTTTAAAGACCTTGAATCTTGGCTAAGGAGCATGGCCAGGATGAATCCTGAAATAATTATAGATATTAAAGGTTCGGGTTCATCTGTTGCTCCTCTTGGTGAAAAGATAAAAGAGATGGCAGGACTGATGGATGAATTTGGTAATCAGATTGAAAAAGAACATCCAACTCTAACTGTAGCGTTCCAAGACATAACTGGAGATTCTCTATCAACAGCAATGAGTACATTAGAAGGTCAATTCAATAATATGTTTGATTCTATAATTGCAGGTACATTCAATGTGAAGGAATCATTTAAAGGTATGGTTACTTCAATAATGGCAGCTGTAGGAAAGATGCTAGCATCACAAGCAATAGCTTCTTTTGTTGGAATGTTAGGAAGTTCAATTGGTAGTATGTTTGGTGGTGGTTCTCCTTATATTCCTGCACTTGCTGAAGGTGGTAAAACAAGACGAGGTAAAGCACATCTAGTTGGTGAGCGTGGTCCGGAATTATTTGTACCTGATAGAGCTGGATCAGTTATGCCAAATGGATCATTTGGTGGCGGCGGATCATTTCAAGTTGTAAATAACATATCTGTAGAAAGTAGTGGTGGAAATGCAGATGAAGATAGAAAACAAGCTAATGATATTGCTCGCGCAATAGATGAAAAGATTAAAATGCAAATAGCTAAACAAATGAGACCTGGCGGTGTTCTCAATCCTACGAGAAATGTTGCTATGGGTATGGGGAGATAAGATATGAGTTCACTTCCATTTGAACCGACAAGAGCAAGTTCAAGATCTGTTACTCCGAGATTTTTAATGGCACCTTTTGGAGATGGATTTACCCAGCGCTCAGGGGACGGGATTCAAACTATAAAAGAAGAATGGAGTGTATCATTTGTAGCTATGGATCAAACTAATGCCGATACCTTAATTGCTTTCTTTGAAGACCTTGAGGGTTATCAAAATTTCACGTGGATTCCTTTTAGACAATCAGTTGCAAAGAAATTTATAT